TGCATCGATCGATGCACGGTTCAAGTAACCAACTTCCTAATAAATAAGGAAGTCACCTACTTGATGTCTCTCAGTTGAGATTCTTTATGAATTTTACATCTGATGGAACCCGAAGGTCCTGGTGTCAGTAAATATGCTGACGTTGGGCGACCAGTGAGGTAAGGGGGCTACCCGAAAGGGTAGGCAGATCATGTCAAAGTGACCTGTATTCTTACAATCGTTGGTTTACCCAAGAGTTTAAGCTTCCAGACAGCCTGCAGCCCGTCCTCCCATAGTATATGGAGGGGGTGGAAACTGAAGTATAGGCACCTAAATCTTACATATTGTCTAATCGATACGTGTTATGATTGTTACCGCATTTATCCCTGAGCGTCTGAGATCAAACGATCAAGAAAGCGTACGGATACTTGTTAAATCACGTAAGTGACCAGTAGCAATAGCTCTACACCATTCCCCTTAAAGGGTTGGTGCGATCTACCATAGCGTATTCGGGAAAATTTTAATCTTATTGGCTAGTCCACAATTATATAAAATAATTATGAAACAACCTCAAAGACAAACTTCCTGATACTCGTATTCATTAGGCAACTTAAGACTAAGTAACCTATTGGCTATGATCTCTGTAAAAAGAGGTCTACCGCTAGTAAGCCGATTTAATAAATTGGTCTTATCATGCGGTGGAAAACTCTCCAAGACTTATGTAGTAATTTCTGTACTGTTACTTAAACAGTTCCGATGGGTATTGCAGACCCAAGGCCGAGTAGGCCTTGTTCTGTATCTTAAATCGGCAACAATTCTAATTCAACAGACATTGTCGAATTATAAGGTGGACCAGCTAGGGCCGAGAATATCTCGATCCCGAACCGGTTTACCTAGATTCCTCCCATTGTTTGTGCGACAGAGAATGTTAAATGGGGATACAACGTTGATAAAATTTATTTTATCGGTGTTATCTCTCTATCGATCTATCGAATATGTTGGTGAACTTAAATTAAGTTCGATACTTAAAGCGGGGGTAGTGATACCTCAGGCTCTAATATTGGACTTAACTAATTTCATTCCCACTTTCGTTAGAATGTTGATGAGACCTTTTAGAGGTGTCGATTTCGTGAGTATCCTTCCGGCTGTAAAAGCCGTTGGGATTTACTCTTCGTCTCCTCAGACCCTTGGGTCTGAGAGATACGGATTTCTATCACCTTTTTCAAGTCATTTCATGACAGCATACACTTCTCTTTTCGTATGGAATTCTGCGAAATTTAGTCAATTGAGACAGAGTTTCATTTTTATAATGAACTTCTATCCAATTCCTTCATTTCTTCAGAATTTCTTCTTTGCAGCTCCGGCCTCTGCCTTAGTTTCACCTATGTTTTATATGCCTGGTTTCCAGGTTAATAAATATTTAGGGAAATTAGGTGCAAAAGTTGAGGCTGCAGGGAAAATTAGAATATTTGCTATGGTTGACTGCTGGACTCAATGATTATTGAGACCCATCCATATCGGAATCTTCAAATTGCTTCGAAGAATCCGTATGGATGGTACTTTCAATCAGTTACGACCTTTGGGTTTATTATCCAAAGCTCGAACACTGTTTTCATTGGATCTAACAGCCGCCACAGATAGACTACCCATTTCTATTCAGATAATTCTGATGTCAAAATTGATGAACTCTGTCGAGTTCGGTTCTCACTGAGCTTTTCTGTTAATTCAGAGGGCTTATCGAGTTCCGTACTTGAAAGAATTGAGACATAATGTTCAAAATTTAGATTTTAAACTTATGAACTCATTCATCCGTTATTCCGTTGGGCAACCAATGGGTGCTTTATCCTCCTGGGCTATGCTTGCATTAACACATCATTTGATTGTGCAATTTGCGGCATACCGAGTTGGAATAGTACCACTTGGGAAATGGTTCAAACGGTACGCCCTACTTGGTGATGATATTGTTATAGCATCAACCAAAGTAGCTAAAGCGTACTTAAGAATCATGTCCCAACTCGGGGTAGGAGTTAATTTATCGAAATCAATCATATCCTTAAATGGATCTGGATTTGAATTCGCTAAACGATTCTTTGTCCGAGTAAACGGGAAAATGGTAGATGTTTCACCAATCTCCTTATCGGAGTTAGACGCCGCTTTAAAAAGTGTTGTTTCAATGGTTCAGTTTGCGTTAAAATACAAACTAAGCATTCCTACAGCGCTTAAAATCGGAGGGCGTGGCTGGAAATCGATTTCGTGGTTGAATAAACCATTACATCGACAATCAGCCATTATCCGAGCGTTCATACTTACCTTCCATGGCCTTAATCGGTCATGAGGTTTATCATTGTCTAATGAAGTACTTTATAACTACTTATTAGAACAATGGAATCTCCTGGGAGTTAAATTAGCTAATTACTTGGATTTGATTGATAAAAAATATTATTTTTATCATCATCCTTTAGTTAGAAAATTGACTCTACAGTTGAAATCATGGACACCCGGTGACCCTAAAGAAGGTATGTATATGCAAGAGTTAACAAAATTCTTGTTTTCTCTATTTAATATACATCACCAAACTTTCGTCACTCCTTTACAAGATATCAAAACAGAGATCCATGGTTGGTTCCTGAAACTTATACAGCTTTCAGGTTCCGGCATAGACTCTATTGGCGATTCTTGGGATAAATTGATTCTTGACCTATTGGTCCTTGGAAAAAATATCCAAGGGTCAATGATCATATCAACGAATCCGGAGAGAAGAACTATCTTGAGTAGATTCACGGATCCTGCTCTGTTAAAAATTTGGAGATGAATTTTTCCAAAATTTAATAGGGTAGCATCTACTGATCCTACTACGGGGCAACGCGCTATGCAGCCAAACAAAGATAAAGAAGGTCAAAAACCTTCTTCGTCTTAGTTAGCCCATAGTAACACTTGCTGCGCTCCAATAAGTCTCGAGGGGGCTGTTCGACTCAAATTTGAGATCGAACAGTTCACAAGTTATTGAATACACATCTGAGTGTCTAGAATCACTTAAATGGAGGTTAGTTACCTCCGGGGTAGTGATTCGAAATGTCCG